TTCTTGACAATGAGGTACGCGGCCACTGAGGCAATGACCGGATCGGGATTGCCAGCGAGCTGAGATAGGACCGCAACGGTTTCCATACGCTGAGTCGCGTAACTCGGACCGACCGTGACGGTCACGGCATATTTACCCTGCGATAAATCGTTGATGAGCTGCCATTCGCCGGGCGGACACGGCTGTCCGGACTGCATGAGTTGATCGTATTCGTCGCAAGTGAACGTGATCGGCTGTCCGTCCGGGCCCGGAATCTTGGTTTTATACAACGACTGATTGATCTGCGCATACGACTCTTTGCCATCCTCGCCCAAGATCATGATTTCCCGTTCGGTGTCGTAAATTTTCGGGATCAGATCGACCAGAATCTCACCGACAAAGGCTTTGGCGCGAGCCAGATTGTCGATGTAATCGAAGTTCCCGACGTCCTGCTGGTTCTCGACGGCTTGAATGGCCTTCCCGGAACTAGCGCGGGATTGAATGGGGGCATCGACTACATTGCTGACTGATTTAACCAAGTCCGCACTGAACTGCGCCGCTTCAAAGAAGCCACCAGGGAACGCAGGCGGCGATTCCCGGTAGGGTCGGCCACCCTGCACGCGGTCATCGGGGTTGAACTGCAACCCGGGCGTATTGTCCTTACCCAGATTCCGATACGCTTCCTCGTAACCTTCGATCATCTTAGCCGTGAACATCAGCGGCGAGCGCGGCTGATTGGCTAGCGTTTCCATGCCCACGGCCACGTTCCAGTTGAACAGGCGCTGCGAGTCTTTGATCGGACGAACGAGGCCGGAGTAATACTCCTCACCCTCGATATTGACCGATTCGCCCCAGACCGGGACCAAGGGAATGAACTTGCCGGCCCAGTCGTGCGGACCGTCCAGAACTTCTTTGCCCGAACAAATCTCCCAGGTGATCTTGTTCGATTTGACCGTGCGTTGGTTCTTGAGCGTCAACGGGGGGGCCGGGGGCTGCTGCATCACGCCCGAATCAGGCTGCGCCGGCTTGTTCAGCAGCGGCAATTCGGCCTGATAGTCGTCTTCGTCCAGCACGCGACCATCGGAAAGTTGATAGATCGTCTTCGTAATCGGCGAACGCTTCCATAACTTGACGATCCGGACGGTCTTTTCCGTGTACCAGCCCGCCATGGAATTCGGGCTATTCATCGGTGTGAAATCGACCATATCCGCGTCGGGATAGAGATCTTCAAACTCCGACCGGCTCAGGTCCGTCCACTCCCACACACGGCGACTATCGCGCTTGTCGAAGGCTTTCGCCCGGCTATCGAAAATAATGCTGAACGGATCGCGCTTCTCTTCGATCCGGATATCCTGCTCGAACGCATCGTCATCGGTGTACTGGGTGTTGATCCCAATCACGCCATAACCGCCGGCCGCTGCAAAGAAGCCGGCGGTGTCGTAAGCGGTGTTCGCCTGCGATTGCGCCTCGATGGTCTTGATGATGCCGTTGAGCATTTCGGCCAAATGCTTGTGGCCGTCTTCCATTGCCCGGACTTTGATGGCCGGGTCGTTCTGACGCATGTCATTGGTCACGGACTTGACGACAGGACGGGTTTTGTTGAACTCGTACTGCGCCCGAGGGTTCATCGCCTCTTTTTGCTGTTCCCCTGGAATAAACCCGAAGCGAATGTCCTTGATGCAATCGCCATACTTCGCTGCGCAGGCCGATGAGTCCGTCTCATAGTCCTTACGCATCTGAGCCAGGGGATCGAGCGCGTCCTTACGCTTGGCGGCCATGTCAGGTCGTGTCCTTCATCGGGCGAACTCCGACGCGAAGGTCAGGGGCTTGGGTTTTTTCGCCTGATAAGCTTCCACGGACTGCGCGAGATAACGGAACGCATCGGCACCATGCGAAGCCCAATCATGGACCGGCGCATTCTTGAATTCGCCCAGTTTGTCGTTGAACTCGCGGCGGTAATTCATGAGTGCGTCAATACCTTCCTTGCAAGCCTCGGAATCAAACCAGCAGCGGGCAAACAACACCCGCGCGGCATTTATACCCGTTTCCAAGGTATCGCGCTTGAGAATTTCGGGCTCGATGGCTTGGGCGCGCATCATTTCCACAATGGACCGACCCGTGCCGAGTTCCCGGCCTGCGGCATCATGGGGAACGAAGTGCTTGCCATAGATATAGGGTTTTCGTGCCAGCAGACTGAGGTAATGCGTGATCGCCTGCCCCGTGGCTTCGTAGTAATCAATCAGGTGAATTTCGCCCTGAATGTTCTGGTAGAACCAGATCGCGGTGGCGTCACCGATGCCCAAGTCCCAAGCGGTGTGAACTAACGCTGCGCCCTCATAGACCACGCGGCCGATCCGTTTATCTTCCTTGGCGCGGGAAAGTTCGCTGGCATAAATGCTGCCCAACGCCGGCACGTCAAACTGACACTCAAACTCCTGAGCGTACTGCTCAGGCGTCATTTGTCTCCGAGCGTCGGCGAGTTCCAAGGGTTCAATTAGCCCGGTTTCCGAAGCGCGCAGGCTGATGCTGAGCCATTCCTGGGATCGTTCCGCAGTTTCGTGAATCTGCCAAAAATGGTTTTTCCCTTTGGGCGTGCCAATGAATACGGCCCACCCTTTTCGGTCAGTCAACAGCGGGCGGATAATCTCGCCCCAGACGTTCGGGCGCATGTCGCCAAACTCGTCCAGCACCACGCCATCCAGATACAGCCCGCGCAACGCATCGGGATTGTCCGCGCCATACAGTCGAATGCGGGAACCGGTAATCAGCTCGACCTGCAATTCGGACTCGGACACCGACTTAGCTACTTCGGCGGTAATGCGCTTTAGATAGTCCCAAGCGACCGCCTTAGCCTGGGCGTGATAGGGAGCGATATAGGCATAGCGAGCGTTGGCTTTCTTTGTTGCCAGCGCGCAAGTAGCTAGATCAGCAATACAAGCAAGGGTCTTTCCAGCCCGGCGATGCGCGACGATGCACGTCCAGCGCTGAGCGCGGGTGTGAAAGGGAAGGAATGCCGTCCGTGGCGTGAAGTCCATGCTCAGGATTCCAGGGGAGGCAACGGAAGACCCCAATTCACACTGACCTTGCCGCTATGCTCGGTCTGAATCTTGTCGCCATAGCGCTTCGGGTCCCACTTAGCCAGCAGCTTGAGCCGAGTTTCCACCCGAAGCCGCGCACGCTGAACCACGTCGTTATTGGTCCGGACAAACCCGTCCTTGTCTTCATAGGTGTCATTTTCGCCATCGTCAGCGATATTCAGCGCGTCCAAAGCAATCTGGTCGAAACCGGCCTCGCGGGCGCGCGCGATGGCTTGCGCGGCTTCTTGGTCTTTCTCCGTCCAACGCCAAATGGTCGCCGGATCAGGCTTTCCTTCCTCTCGGCATATCTGAGCCAAAGGCTCTCCCTTCGCCAAGCGCTGACAGACTTCCGACAATATCTCGGCCTGCTGTTCGGGTTCATAAGGGGCGACGTGTAAGCTCATATCAATACACTGTCGTATGGTTCCAAAGTTTCACGGTCAGAACATCACTGTGTAGCTTCCACTCGCCGGATAACTCTCCCCCACAAAGAACGGCTGCTGCTCAACACCCACGGCGAATAGCTGTTCCCAGGTCTTGCCGGTACTGTCGGTGACTTCGCATTTGACCATGGTGCCATTTCCATACCCAGCCGTACAGACAATAGAGCAGCTTCGGTCATTCTTGGTCGCCGCACCGAAGATGACCACCTGATTGTTCCAGACCCGCCAGACGCCAGAACTGATAGTCGCGCCTTCGGCGAGCGCGCCATTGAAGTCGGCCGCCAAGCTCCACGTTTCGCCGCGTAGCCGAATCTGGCGGTGCGTGCGTTTGCGTTGATATTTCGAGACGCGGGTTTGGTCGATCCGGGGGAGCGTAGCGGTCATCGGTGGCCTTCCTTGGCCGGGGGCATCCGTGCGTAAAGCATTAGAACATGGAACGCGTCGGCATAAAGCCAGGACGCCAGCCCGGGCCAGCACCCCATCCGGGCATTCCCAGTCCGTTGGTCATGCTTTGACCGAAATTAGCGCCGGGCTGATTTTGTAGGGGTGGATTACCCCATCCTCCCCACGTCGGGGGCGGCATGCCGGGCATCGGCCCTTGCTCGTTCGGCAGATAACCCGACTGCGCCATGGGCGGACTTTCCGGAGGCGCGTAACTGCCTTGGCCCAACTGCGCCAAGCCGTTCTGAGGCCGAAAGACAGGCTGTTGACGCTGCATCTGTGGTCGAAAGACCGGCACGGGACGTCTGGCGTACATGGTCATCGGGTCATACGGATACATGAAGCGTCCTTGCGAAGTGAATGGCGGAATCCTTGCGGATTAGATGGTGGCTGCCATCCTTGGTCGGTTAGGTCGTTGCCGCCTCAACGCCGACTGATCTGGTCCCTGCCTAGGCGCGTCCGTGTCGATCAGAGGAACACTTCAAGGGGAGAATGGCTGTCACGGGCAGGCCGGCGCGATGCGAACTCGGGCTTACACGGGCCATGCTGCGTGGCAGGAACCAAAAGAACAAAAATCGGCGCTTGCTATCGCCGGCTTCCAGTTCGGAAGCAAAAACCGCCCTTCGTGGGCGGCTGTAGGTCATTTCTTGAGCTTGGCGCGAGCCTTGGCGACTACTTTCGCCTTTGCCGCTGGCGGCAGATTGGAATTGCCGACTCGGGCCAGTGCGTTCCGAGCGTGATTTTTGTCTTCTATCGGAAATGAGCGGTCAGGACCGGCAAAATCCTTAGCGGGAAGGGCTTTTCGGGCTTTTGAGGATAGCTTCATAGGGCCTCCGGCAGACGTTTGCGCATCATCGGCGCGAATCAGGCAGACTGTCAAGCGGATATTCAGGCGACCGCTTGCCCCGAGTCCTCCGCCGCGCGACGGACGATGAGGGCGTCATAGCGGGCGCGCAGGTCTTTGGCTACGTCGTCCAAGGCACAGACGTTGCGGGTTGTCGCCTTGTCCGCAATCTCCAACAACTCCCGCAGGTCGCGTTCATCCCTGAATCGCCGGTCGCAGGAATTCATCTTGCTCATGCTACCTCCCGTAAAACCGCGTCAATCGCTTCCTGCGGGGTTTTGACCGTGGCCCGCTGTCCTCGCCAGGACTGGCGGAACTTTTCCTGCGTTGGCGTCAGCCGGCGCCGGCTAGGAGCCTTTGCGCCATCCTTGCATTCCAAAAGCAGATTTTTCGAGCGAAA